GCTGCAAATCCTGCACCCGCTAACCCTGATGCAGTTGTAAGTATTTTGTCAGGACCAAATAAAGCAGTGCCTCCTAACGCTCCAAAAGACATGGCTATTAGTGCTCCTCCTAATAAAATTTTACCTATTCTTCCACCTGATCCTGATATTACGGGAATAATATTAATTGAAGATTTTCCTAAAGGATCATGTAATTCATCTTTTGATATTTCCCTCTTATCAACTAAAACCTGATAATTTTTATCAGACATATATTTTTCTATGCCTTTAAAATTATAAACAAGAAATTTAACAGCATCAGCAGGTGAATTTATAATTATTTCAAAGGTGTCTTGTTTTGTATAATCTGCTAAATCTCCATATAATTTAAGAGTTCTTAACATACCTGTACCTCTTTGCTGTTGATTTTAATAACCATAAACTGTAAGGTTCTCTACAACTAAGTCTATCTGCTAAATGATGTAATACCATGTCTCCCAGATAAATTGCGACATGATTTAAAGTTGGATGAATAATACTCATTAATAATACATCTCCTATTTGTAAATTTTCTCCTAGCCTTAATTCTCTAAAACCAGTTCTCCAAGCGTAGCTTTCAAATAAAGGATTTTCTAAAAACTCTTCTGGAGACATACTACGATCATAATCTTTTAAAATAACTCCTCTTTCCTTTTTATAATAATCTCTGACTAAGCTCCAGCAGTCTGTTACACCCCAAATCCATTGCCTACCAATTAGATCTGGTATATAACCATCAGGTTCTTTATATATCCATTCAGCAGTTCTAGGGTCAACTATGTACCACGGTAACTTATGTTTTTCACAATTGACCTTATCACTTTCGCTGAATACAAGAGCAGTCGTAGGATGACTATGAACCACAGCTAAAATATTTCCTAATTTAGTAGCTTTAAGATAATCATTAGGATCTAATATAAAAGTCTGTTGAGAAGTATTAGAAATATTTTTACAAGGAAAATAAACTTCCTTTCCTTTTACATTTAAAAGTAAGCCTACAGACTCATTAGGAGCATCTTCTCTTGCATGATTTAATGCTTTATCTTTCCAATGCATTACACAAAAGATCCTAAAGATGGAAAGAGACTTCTAGTACATTGTCTTTTTGGAGCTTTAACACCAATCAAATCAAAAGCTGCTGCTAATTCAAATTCTACAATTTCTCTGTTTTCGTTAGCTTTACGATCAATAGCATATATCTCTCTAGGAAATTCTGCTAATGGGTCAGGAGTACCAAAAGGATTTTCAGGAGGATTACCTCCAATAGGAGGAAAATTCGCTGCATCTAAAAAACGTGCTAAAGTTCTTATCCTGGTTACACTTGCTCCTGTCAAATCATTTGGTTTTATTAAATCTAAAATAGCAGTAATAGTACCAAGAGCATTACTTACAATTAATTTAGGACGAGGTAGTTGTCCTCGTTGATATGCAAAGCCATCAGCTATCAATGGAAATCTTTGATAACTATTACCAGCCCAAACTATCTCAGCATTTGAATTAAGGTTAGAACCTGCATGAAATCTATAAATAGTATCCAAACCTGTAGGGTTATCAGTTGCATAATGGAGTCCTTCTTTTAATTCAAGGGTAAATAATTCAATAATTGCAGAAGGATTTATTTTAGAAATTTCATCATAAAGAGAACTTATTGATTTATAAATAACATTATTATCATTTACATCTTGATTAATTATTACAGGCCAGTTAGGTTCATCAGCACCTGTAGTACCAGCAGTCGTAACTAAAAAAAAGTATCCATTTACTTTAGATGCTGTTGGTTTTACAACATCATCAACTTGGACAGATAAATTACCACTCCAAGTATAAACAGTCATGGTTCAAATACCTCTCTAAATGTAGCCTGTATTGTTGCCCTGTTTAAATATGGTATTGTTTTTGACCACGATTCACAAACAAACTTAGAAGAACTAGCCTCTCCTGGTGGTTGAAAGTCAAAACTTCCATTAGTTTCATCTGCTCTGGCATCAAAAAAATCCTCAATTTTAACTGCATCTGCTTGCGAAACATTAAAAGTAAAATTAAATATTTTTGGATTTTGATGTTGAGCTAATCCAAATAAAATTCTATGTTCATATCCATCGGCAAAACGTACGGTTCTTATATTTGGTGCTGATCTTTTCTGCTGTCCGTATGCTGGAGTTGTTGCACCTGCAGTAGTTCCTCCTCCTATTGTGTCATCAAAGGTAGCCATTATGCCAGTAAACCTCCAGGTCTTTTTTGCTGTATTAATTCTGATTGTATAGCAACAGATAAAGCACGACCAAGTTCTTTACCTCTTTGTTCATCACCTTCAACAGAAGAGCCAGATGCATCTACATTTACTACAACATTAGTCGATCCACCAAGAGCATGATTTGGTGTAATCATTCCTGATACTCCAGGTGTAAATAATTCTGGCCCTCTTTCTCCAACTAAAAAACGTCCGCCTTTTTTAACTGGTCCACCTGTAGCTTTTTTGCCATCTATAACAGTTTCTACAAAACCTCCACTAGCGATAGTAGAAGCATCAGAAATACTCATACCAAAATCATCTCTTATGGCCTTTGTAGCAGGACCAGCAAACATATTAAATCCAATACCTAATATTTTCATTTGAATTTGTTTTGCGATCATTTGTGCTGCCATATCTAAGAAATGATCTGCTGTACGCATAAATAAATTACGCAGGGCTTCTTGAGCAGTCATAGATCCTTTAATAATGCCTTTAAATGATTCTCCAAAAGCACTGCCGACTGTTTCGGCCAATGATGTCAAACGATTTATAGGGTCCACTAAGGCTTCTAATTCATCTCTTACAGCAGCAATATTTGAAGTTAATTTAATTCCCATTGCACGATCAAACTCAACTCCTAATTGATTTACACCTGCAATTTTATTTTCTAAATTTTCACCAAGAACTTTATCAATCCTAATATCTCTTATATCTTCTCCTGTGACTTGAGCATTACCAGCACCAGGTCCTTGTCCAAATAAATTTAAAAATCTATTACCTAAAGTTCTTCCACCTCCCATAAATCTATCAAAATTTGTAACTTTGTTTTTATTACCTATTCTTTCATTTTCTCTTAGTTTTATAATTTCATCTTGTAACCTTTTTTGAACTTTTAAACTACCTTCAGTTCTTAAAGCAGTTAATAATTGATCGGCTTTTTCTCTTCCAATAATTGTTTCAGCTTCTTGAATATCATTAATTAATTGAACATTAGTTTTCAAACCCTTAATTAAATTAAATGTAGCTTCATCACCAAAAGTAAGAAGTAAAGAAGTTCTCATAGAAGCATCAAAAGCTTTAAAACTTTGTGCAGCTTTTAAAGCTTCTTCTTTTGTCAGACCTAAAGTTTTACCTAACTTTTTAATATCTCTTGCAGTGAAAGTAGCAGAGCTTCCTGTCGCTAATATTGAATTATTAACTTTATCAATTTGTTTTTGAAAATCACGACCCTCTTTTATTCTTGTAGCAATAGCAGTTCCAGCAATAGATAAACCAAAGCCAAATGGACCTCCTAATGCCCCACCAATCGCACCACCAATACCACCACCAGCAGCACCTAAAGCACCTTGACCAAATAACAAAGGAAAACCACCACCAATAAGAGCATTACTTAATCCGCCAGAAATTCTTCCTGCTCTACCTCTTGAGCTAGCAAACATTCCTCTAGGATTTGCACCTGTACCAATACCTAAACGACCTAAAGGTCCTGGCCTAACTGGTCCTATTGGCTGTGAAAAGGCTTGTGGATCACCTGAAAATGCTGCAATTCTACTTTGTTGTGTTTGAATCTGAGCACTTTTGCCAGTGTGCTTTTCAATTTTTTTTGCGTGTCTATTTATTGATTTCATCACTGGACTTAAAGCAGGTCCTATAGGTCTTTCAAATTGAGTGCCTGGTCTAATACGAAATGCAGAAGCCTCTCTTGACGCTTGACTTGCAGCTAAATTTCTTAAAATTCTTGGATTATTATTTACAGTCATCATTGGATTTGGACCTTGCATTGGACCAAACATTGGACCTTGCATTGGTAATGGACCAATAAATTGTTGAGGGCCGAAAGGTATAGGTGTTCTCCCTTTTTTTCTATTTTGTCTATCAATAGACTTTTGTTGTGCAGTAGTTAAAACATTTGGAGATGTTATTTGACTTGCAGATTGACTAAAACTTTTAAAAGCACTTCCACCACCTTGAAATCTGAATTTTCTTAATAAAGCTTCTCTTTCTTTTAATTCTTTATTTACCATTCTTTCTGCACTAGCTAAGTCTCTTGCTGCCAAAACACTAGCTTTAGTACCTAAAACAGTATCGTTAAATTCTTTTTTTGCTTTATTTAATGCTGTAGATAAATTATTTAAACTCGCTAAATTAATTTTTGAGGTTTGACCTATCTCTTTTAAACCTTGTGTTGCCTGAGCAGATAACTTTGCTGTTTTATCTAATTGCTTATTAAATGCAGTTAATTTAGCTGTATTTTTTACTGCAATACTAATATCAACATTATAATTAGCCACTTGCTATAAAAACTAAAACAT